CCGTGGTCGTCTCCGACACCCAGGCCGTGCGCCTGGCTGCGCTCCCGGACGACAAGACGATCCTGCTCGGGTTCGCCGACGAGCTCGCCCTCGACGTCGACCGCCGGAAGGGCGCCGTGAAGCTCCGGGCCGAGATCCAGGCAGCGCTCGACAAGCGCATCGCCGCCGAGATCGCCAGCGGGCAGACCGGAGCCTCCTCGTGAGCGACATCCTCGACGTCCGCGACTGGGTCGGCTCCAACCCCGACGACCCGACGATCAACGCCCAGCTCGCCCGGTTCGACGGCCAGGAGCACGCGGTGGAGCGCGCCGCGCTCGCGATCCTGCTGCAGCGCGAGGCCGACGCCGGCCCGGCGAAGTGGTCGGTCGACGGCGACTACTCCGAGGACGACTCCGCCGGCCGCAAGACCCTGTCGGCGCGGATCGCCCGGCTCCGTGCGATCGTCGGCGACGACGTCTCCACCCTGCTGCCCGTGACCACCGCCGCGCTCGACGGCCCCGGCAACCTCCGGTAGATGCCCCAGCCCGCCGCGAACGACGCGACGGCCCGCCAGCTCATCGCCGTCTACGAGGACGCCTACGACCAGCTCGTGGAAGCCTGGCAGCGCGCAGCCGCCGACCCCCGCCGCGTCTCCCAGACTCGCCGCCTGCGCGACCTGCTCGACATCCACGAGGCCACGATGCAGGGGCTCGTCGATGCGTCGCGCACCTGGTGGGCCGCCGAGGTCCCCGCCCTGTACGCCGCAGGCGCCGCCTACGCCGCCCAGACGGTCGGCTCCACGTTCGCATGGGGCCGAGCCCACCTCTCCGCCGTCGAGTCGTTCGCGGGGCGCACGTGGGACGACGTGGCGAGCGCTCTGCGGGACATCACCGACGAGACCCGCCGGGTGCTCCGCCGGGAGATCGCCAGCGCCACGAGGAGCGCCCTCCTCGAGTCCAAGACCGCGGTGCAGGCGGGTCGGGACCTGGCCCGCGAGGCCGCCCGCTCCGGCCTGTGGTCGGTCGAATACTCCAACGGCGCCCGCCACACGATGCGCGACTACGCCGACTCGGTGATCCGCACCACCACCGCCGAGGCCTACAACCGCGGCTCGGTCACCCAGGCCCTCGTCGACGGCTACGAGCACGTCGAATACTTCGACGGCGCCGACTGCGGCGTCACCTCCCACCAGGACCCGCTCAAGGCCAACGGGCTCATCGTCCCGATCGCCGACGTCGTGCACCTGTCGCACCCGCGGTGCCGGCGCGCCGTGGTCCCGGCGCTCGAGGGCCGGTCGCTGGCACCTGACGGGCTCGTCGACATCGGCGAGGCAAGGCCACCGGAACCCTCACCGATCACCACGGAGCGGCAGCCCCGGACGGCCCGCCAACCACGCCAGCTGCGAAGCGTGTAGGCGGCGAGCGACGGTCGACGACGGTCGTTTGCATCCAGTCGAGAGGCCGCACCGGGCCGCACCGTCGGGGCCATGACCACCCCCACCGCCCCCGTCCCGTTCCGGCTGAGCAACGAGGGCCTCACCGGCCACGTCGAGGTCGACGGCCACGACATCTCCCACCTGACCACCTCGGCCACGCTCCGCATGGACGCTGGCGCCCTCCCTCACCTCGACGTGACGCTCAACGCGCTGCTCACGGACATCGAGTGCGTCGGCACCGTGACCGTCACGCGGCCCGAGCCGCCGGTCAACGACGACCGCTACCTGGCCGCCAACCTGTTCGACCTTGCCCAGGACCTGCGTGCGTACGCCGCGTCGGAGGACTTCGCCGTCGAGGTCTCCATGCGACTCGCGTCCATCGGCGACGACCCCACCCTGGCCGCCGCCGAGGTGCTGGCGTCGTACGTGCAGGCCGCCTCCGCCCGGGTCGGTGCCCAGGCCGCCCTCGCCGAGTTCGCCCCATGATCGGTGTCCGGGGCCGCACGAACGCCGAACGCACCCTCGACGACATCTGCACCATCACCCGCGCCGTCCCCGGCACCTGGACCCCCGAAGCCGGTCTCCCGTCGGACACCACCACCATCCACGAAGGCCCGTGCTCGCTGCTGCCCGCCAGGGACCGGCGCCGAAGCACCGCCGGTGGCGACGACCGGGTCCGCTACACCCACGAGATCACCCTCCCCGCCGACGCCACCGGCATCGCCGTGGGTGACCAGGTGACGGTCGCCTCCCAGACCGAGCCGTACACCGTCGTCCGCCTCGACGAACGCTCCCACCAGGTCCTCCAACGCCTCGGGCTGGTGGCCTCGAGGGACGCAGAGGGCGTGGAGCCATGAGCACGCAAGGTGATTCGGCCGCCTCCGTCGCAGCCGACCTGCTCGCCGTCGGCGCCGCCACGAGCACGGCACTCCACGAGGTCACCAAGACCCACACCGCCATGCTCCAACGGCAGGTCGTCGCCAACGCCTCCGGCCGCCCCGGGCCGAACGCCCCCACCGGCGACTACCGGCGCTCCATCAACCGGCAGACCACCAAGACCCCCACCGGCTCCGAAGGCCGCGTCGGCACCAACAAGCCCCAGGGCCGCCGCCTCGAGCTCGGGTTCGCCGGCGAGGACTCCCTCGGCCGCTCCTACGACCAGCCCGCCTACCCGCACTTCGGGCCGGCGCTCGACGAGGTCGCCCCCCTGTTCGAGGCGGCCGTGGGGCTGATCCCCGACGCGGTCGCCTCGTCGCGGCGCATCGGACCCGCCGTGGGTCCCAACGCCCCGACCACGCTCGCCGACGAGGTGTCCCTGTGAAGGCCCGGTGCCCCCGATGATCGATGCCCGCGAAGTGCTCGACGCCGTGGAGGGCGCGCTCGCCGACGCGCTCGACGACCCCGTCCGCCTGTTCACCGCGCCCGCCGGCGCCCCCGCCGCCTACGTCGTGGTCGAGGTCCCGCCCGGGACCGCCCGCACCGGGACGCTTGGCGACCCCGAGCAGGACGCCGAGCTGCGGGTTCGGCTTCGAGCGTCGGCCCGCTACGTCGACGTCGCCGAAGCCTCCCGGGCCGCGATGTCGCTGGCGACCGCTGCCGCCGCCGCGCTCCTCGACCGGACGGTCACCATCTCCGGGTCCGGCTGGGAGATCACCGGCCGCGAACAGATCGCCGACGGCGGCATCGACCACGAGGGCCCCATCGCGAACCACACCGCCGACTTCACCCTCCACGTCGCCAAGGCCAGCGCGTGAGCACCGAACCTGCATCCGACCCGGCGTCGACGGAGGGCTCCACGCTTCCGGCCATGGCCGACCACGTGACGCTCACGCACCCCGACGGCGGCGAGCCGATCACCGTCACGCCGCTGCGCGCCCGGAACCTCGCCCGCCAGGGCTGGGCGCCCGCCACCGACGCCGACCAGGCGCTCCTCGACGCCTACAACGCGTCCCGAGCCGCCCACCCCGCGTACGCGGGGACCGCCAAGACCTCCACCCCACCGTCCGACGAGGCACCGGCCGAGTCGCCCACCACCAGCCCCACCACGGAGGACTGAACCCATGGCCGAGAGCTTCAACCCGCAGGGCAACGTCAAGGTGTTCTGGGTCTCGTCGACCCTCACCACCTCGGCGCCCACCGCCACCCAGATCAACGCCGGTCTCGACCTGACCTGCGCGATCATGACCGACGGCGTCGCCGGCTTCGCCCGCGAGCCCCAGTACGTCGACGCCACCCCGCTGTGCGCCACGGCCGAGCGCACCGTCGCCGGCCTCGCCACCACCACCAACGGCGCCCTCACGCTGCTCCGCGGGTCCACGTCGGACTCCGACAACTCCGCCCTCCTCGACGACCTCGTCGCCGACATCGGCACCGAGGGGCACATCGTGTTCGTCCTCGGCGACGTCGCGACCGGCACCCACGTCGACATCTTCCCCTCCACCATCGCGTCGGTGAACGCCCAGCCCCTCGTCGGCCGCCAGGCCGCCCGCTACGTGGTCGGGTTCTCGCACCAGGGCGACTTCATCCTCAACGAGGTCATCGCCTCGTAGCTCGAGCGAGGCCGGGCGCAAGCCCCTCTCGCCCTCATCGTGGCCGTGCCCCGTCGGGGTGGCAGGGCACGGCCACGGTTCTCCCCTCACCCACCCCCACCACCCTGAGGAGCCACCCCCATGGACACCGACGAGACCTCCGAGACCCCGAGCCAGGCGCCGCACGAGACCTTCACCGGGGCGCCCGCCGACCGGACGCTCACCGGCAAGGACCGGCTGTTCAGCCGCCCCGACCGGTCCACGACCGTCACCCTCGCGCTCGACCCCAACGACGCCGACCGGCTCGCCGACGCCCGCTCGACCGCCCGCCGCCTCGAGGCCGCCGCCGAGCGCGCCGAGTCCAAGGCGCAGCTCGCTCCCAACGACCAGGGACGCGCCGACACCGCCGAGCACGCCCGGGAGGCCGCCGACGAGGCCGCCGCCAAGCTCGAGGCGCTCGAGGCGTCGCTGGTGACGTTCACGGTCCACCTGCGCGCCATCGGGCCCCGCCGCGTCGAGGAGCTCCTCCTCTCGAACCGGCCCACCGAGAAGCAGCGGAAGAACGCGAAGGCGCTCGCCAACGGCGACCCCAAGGCGCAGCCCGACTTCAACGAGGACACGTTCCCCCCGGCACTCCTCGCCGAGGCGATCACCCGCATCGAGTTCTCCGACGGCGACACGATCGATGCCCTCTCGGTGGCCGAGGTGACCGAGCTGTGGGCCGGCCGATGGACCCAGGGCGACCGGGCCATGCTCCTCCAGGCCGCGATGCAGGTCAACCAGGCCCCCTCGGCGGTGGGGGATCTGGGAAAAGGCTGACCGACGACGGCGAGTTCGCGCTCGCCATGGACTACTGCGCGCCGCGCGGGGTCCGCTACGGCGAGTTCCTCGACTGGGACCAGCTCTCCCGCGACGCCGCCCTCGCGTGGCAGGCCCGGGAGAACGCCCGCTGCGGCTCCTGTGGGCAGGTGGAGGCCGACTGGATGGTCGACGGCCCCGACGGCCCCACCGAGGCCGTGCCGCCGCCGCTCGTGGTCGACCACCACTGGTGCCCCGGATGCGCCGCGCTCGGCACCCGCCGCGCCAACGAGAAGGACCTCCCGGCCGGCGTCACCCACGCCTTCCGGGCGAACGTGACCGACGCGGAGGCGCCGCCAGCCACCTGGGCCGGATGACCTGACCGGCCGACGTAGCCGACCGGGCCGTGCATCCTGCGCCGGAGCGCTCGTTGGCCCCACCCTCGCCCGATGACCCCGTGGCGCACCATCTCCGTCGCGCTCCGCGGCGACGCCTCCAGCCTCATCGCCGCCACCACCGCAGGGTCCGCCTCCGTCAAGCGCTTCGGCACCGACACCGAAACCTCGCTCGCCCGAGCCGACGGCGCCGCCAACCGCACCCGCAGCACCTGGCAGACCCTCACCTCCGTCATGGCCATCGGCATCGCCGGCGTCGGCATCGCGCTCGGCCTGTCCCTCCGCGAAGCCATCGCCTGGGAGTCCGCGTTCGCCGGCGTCGCCAAGACCGTCGACGGCACCACCGCCCAACTCGCGGACCTCGAAGACGGCCTCCTCTCCCTCGCGCTCCGCCTCCCCGCCACCCGCACCGAGATCGCCGGCGTCGCCGAAGCCGCCGGAGCACTCGGCGTCGAACGCGAGAACATCCTCGGCTTCACCGAGGTCATGATCGGCCTCGGCGAGGCCACCAACCTCACCGCCGACGAAGCAGCCACCATGCTCGCCCAGTTCGGCAACATCATGGGCACCCCGCAGGCCGCGGTCGAGTCGCTCGCCGACTCGCTCGTCAACCTCGGCAACAACGGCGCCTCCACCGAGCGCGAGATCCTCGACATGGCGCTGCGCCTCGCCGGTGCCGGAGCCACGATCGGCCTCACCGAGGACCAGGTCCTCGCCCTGTCCAACGCGCTCGCCTCCATGGGTGTCCCCGCCGAGCTCGGCGGCGGCGCCGTGTCGCGGGTGCTGTCCAAGATCGAGGTCTCCGTCGCCGACGGATCCGACGCCCTCGTCGAGTTCGCCGAAGCCGCCGGGCTGACCGCCCAGGAGTTCGCCGCCGCCTGGGAAGCCGACCCCGGCGCAGCGTTCGAGAACTTCATCGGCTCCCTCGCCAAGCTCCAAGACGAGGGCGCCAACGTCATCGGGATCCTCAAGGAGCTCGGCATCAAGGGCACCCAGGAGCGCGACGTCATGCTCCGGCTGATCTCCGGCCACGAAGGCCTCGCCCAATCGATGGACGACGTCACCGAATCGGCCGGCGCCCTCGCCGATGAGGTCGACAAGCGGTACGCCACCGCCGAGTCCCAGCTGCGGATCTTCGGCAACCAGGTGTCGAACGTGGCCCGCATCGTCGGCGCCGAACTCATCCCGCTCCTGCTCGCCGGGCTCGACGCTGCCCGCCAGTTCGGCGAATGGGTGCAGCGCGTTGGCGCCGATGTCGGGGAGCGGCTCGAGCCGGCGTGGCGGTCGCTCGTCGGCGCCGGCGAGAACCTCGTGTCCCTGTTCGTCGAACTGCGGGCGGTCGCGGAGCCTGCCGCCGAGATCATGGCGAAGATCGCCGGCGGCGCCGTGATCGCCTCGTTCACCGCACTCGCTCAGGCACTGGAGACCACCACCGGGTTCCTCGCCGACCACGAAGGCGCTGTGACCGGCGTCGCGGTCGCGTACGTGACGCTCAAGGCCGCCACGTCCATCAAGTTCGCTGCCCTGTGGATCGCGACGTGGCCCGCCCTGTCGACCGTGATGTCGAGCATCACCACCGGCCTCCTCACCATGGCCGGTGCGGCGCAGGCGGCGCAGGTGTCGATCGGTGCCAACGGGTTCCTCGGTGCCCTCAAGGCGCTCCCGAACGGTATGCAGACCGTCGTGTCCAAGGGTGGCGCCGTGGGGGCAGCGTTGGCGGCGATCGCCATCGGCGCCGCAGGCGCAACGTGGGCACTCGACAAGCTCCACGACGCTGGGCGCGAGGCTGGCGAAGCGCTCCTCATGGCGCTCGGCCCGGAGGACAACTCCAGCCTCGATTCCATGGCTGCTCGCTCGGCGAAGCTCCTCGAACTGCGGCGCGAGATTCAGGAGGAGATCGACTCTGGGTCGACCAGCCGCTTCCAGGACCAGCAGCTTTTGGCGGAGCTGCAGGTCGTCGACGCGGCACTGGAGAAGAACAACGATTCGCTCCTCGCGACCGCTGGCAACCTTCGCAAGTTCGGCGACGAGACCGGCCTCACCGGGTCACAGGTACAGGACCTCGCCCGAAGCCTCGGCCTCGATCTCCCCGAAGCTTTCGACGAATCCGGCAAGCCGGTCCCCGAACTCGTGAAGGAGTACGAACGCCTCGTCGACGTCTCCGAGGGGTGGGGGATCACCGTGTCGGACGCGGCGCAGAAGTCGCGCGGCGAGATCATGCTGCTCGAGGAGTCGATCGCCCGCATCGACGAGGCCGGCCGGGCGACCGGCGAGGCGTGGTCGGCGTGGGCGAACCTGCTGCAGATCACCGACAACCCCGTCGACCAGGACGCGGTCGACAACTCGGCGAAGATCCTCGACGACGCCCGCGACCGGGTCGCCGAGGCGCAGGCCGAAGCCAACGCGTCGGGCCAGTCCGCGGAGGAGGCCGAGCGCACCGCACGCGCCCTCGAGGACGCCCGCGACGCGCTGCGTGAGGCGACCGACTCCCACGCCGAGCTCCTCGCCTCGGATTCGCCGCTGAACGCCGAGAAGGTGCAGGCCTGGTACGCCGAGCGGCTCACCGAGGCGTCGACGTTCACCGAGAACCTCAACGCCGCGATCGCGGCGGGGTACGACCCGGCGCTCATCACCCGCCTCATGCAGGCCGGGCCCGAGGCCGCCGGCCCCGTGCTCGAGGCCCTCGTGTCGGACACGTCCGCGTCGTACGTCGAGTCGATCAACGCTGCGGAGACGGCGCTCGCCGAGTTCACCACGTTTGCCGTGCGCCAGGCGCAGCTCACCCAGCGCGCCATCGAGGTCGGCACCCGCCAGGCCGCCGAAGACCTCGCCACCGCGCTCGCGATCGAGCAGCAGGCGATGCTCGACCCGACACTCACCGGCAACGAAATCGCCGAGCGCCTCGGCCTCGAACTCGAGGACGCGCAGCGGGTGGTCGACACGTTCGACCTCGACGTCGAGGTCTACGCGTCGGCGGAGCAGGCGGCGCTCCAGCTGCGGGACTTCACGAACGAGGAGCGGATGATCCTCATGGGTGTCGACGTCGACACCGACCCCGCCGATGAGGAGCTCGACGGGCTGACGAACGAGCAGCGGATCGCGCTGATCGGCGCCGAAGCCGACACCGACGAGGCGGAGACCGACCTGGACAACGCCGCGCGCACCCGGACGATGCGGATCGTGGCCATCACCGACCCGGAGTCGCAGCGCCTCATCGACTCCCTGTCGATCGGAGCGACGCTCGCGGCGAACTCGGGCTCGAACCGGTGGGGTGGGGTCACGCACTACGCGACGGGTGGCATCCACCGCTACGCCATGGTCGGCACCGGCCGCGGTCGAGTCCACTGGGACGAGCCGGCGACGGGCGGCGAAGCCTACGTGCCGCGCCGCGGGTCGAAGTGGCGGTCGCTCGCGGTGCTGTCTGAGGCCGCGGGCTGGTACGGCATGGAGGTCGTCCCGAAGGCCGCGAACCAGCAGCCCCCCATGCCCGCCCGGGTCCCCTACGGCGGGGCGCTGGTACCCGCAGCGACCGGAGACGGCGCCCGGGGCGCCGGGCGGGGCGACACCCAGGTCAACATCTACGAAACGACATCCCCGCGGGTCACCGCCGGCGAAGTGCAGACCGTCCTCGGGTTCTACGGGTGACCGGCGTGGTCGCATCCGCGCCCACCGCCCGCCAGACGCGCACCCTTCCGTCATGATCGGGCTCGAATGGGAAGGGTTCCGCCTCGGGGACCTCGAGGCCGGAGACGTCGACGCGGGCGACGATCACCCGGTGCTCGAGGTGCTCGGCCGGGTCGGGATCGCCGGTCTCGGGACCGCGCCACGGAACACGGTCCTCACGCCGTCACCGAACGGCGGCGACGTCCCGGGCCCGTCGCAGTCTCGGGCGGGTGTGATCCGCATCGACGAGATGCGGACCACGGAGCGCAAGTGGCTGCTGCGGTTCCGGGGAGCGATGACCGAGCTGGCCCCCGACGACGAACGGCCGCTCCTGCTCCATGGCCTCCTGTTCGGCGACGACGATGGGGCCGACGGGACGCTCCCGGCCATGGTGTACGCCCGGCCCGAGTCGTGCGACCC